TTGATTCGTTGCGTGATGAAGCCAAAACATCACTAAGTAAAGCGCAGCAAAATGCTCTAAAAGGCACTGTAAACGCTTTTGAAGAATGGCGCGGCCAAAACATCCCTAAATATGCAGAAGCGCAATAAGCGTTTAGAGAACTTTCTAAACCAATTGCAAGAATGGATGTTGGGCAGTCGCTTTATGAAAAGCTAGCGCCAGCATTATCTGACTTTGGACCTGTAACTAGGGAACGTGCCGAATCATTTGCCGGTGCGCTTCGTGATGCTGACGTAACCGCTCAGAGGGCCACTGGTTTTAAGGGCGCTCGATTTGCGGACATTATGAAGCAAAGCGATCAGGATACTTATTCTGCAATTGCATCTGATCTTTCTAGGCAAGCTGAATCAGCCGGTGCTGGCCGTGGTATTGGATCTAACACATTTCAGAATCTTGCCATGCAAAGCCTTGCAGAACGCGCAGGATTTCCCGGTACGCTGATTGGCAAAGTCACGCATCTACCCGGTATTGATTACGCATATACCCGCGCTGAACAGGCAATGCAGAGAGAGCTTGCAGACATTCTGCTTGATCCTAAAAAGGCGGCTAAAATGCTTCGCAGACAACCGGGAACTTTATTGCGTTTGCTAGAAGCAGATTATGCACATGCTCCAGGTAGCGTAGCTGGCGCGGCTATTGGCTCATCACTGAACAGGTAATATCATGTCCAACGCATATCTCTCTCCAATCCTAAATGACGCGCAGTTCAGCGATGACGGTACATTCCTAGCTGGTGGCCTTATCTGGTTCTACCATGCCGGTACGTCTACTCCACTCATAGCGTATACGACTCCAGTAGCTGATACGCCTTGGACTAATCCAATTCAGCTAGATGCGCGTGGTGAAACTGGCGGAGAAATCTGGCTAGCTGCTGGCAAATCGTACAAGATTATTCTTGAAGGCCCTCCAGAGTATGGGCAGACGCATGGCGTAGTCATCTCTACGTTTGACAACATTACTGGTGTCAACGATCCAGGCACAACGTCCGTAGCCAACTGGGTCGCATTCTCTGGTACGCCAACGTATTTATCTGCGGTTACGTTTAACGTACCTGGTGATTACAGGACCGTGTTCCTTGAGTCTCGCAGGCTAAAGTCTACAAATACTGTTGGTTTGGTTTACAGCACTGTTGTTTTATCTACGTATGCTACTGGTGTAACTACTGTCACTGTCTCTAACGATTATGGTCAGGCACTAGATGCTGGCCTTTCAGCCGTGTCCTATGGCTTCGTTGAAACTGGTGGCGTTTCATCCATCCCAGTAGCAGTGAATGCAGGATCTGCGTCTGGTGGTTCACAGTATCAAATGTGGATGAACTACGATGGAACCAATCTGAAATGGTCAAAAGATGCTGATGTTTCTAGTGCGACTTGGCCGATCATAGCTGATGAGGCGGTCGCTGCTTCTGGAGTTACGTTTGCGACCGATACGGCTACGTCAGGTGAAGCACAGTTAATTGCAAAATACACTGGCGTCAACGATGCGTATCTATTCAACAGTGCTACGCGCTGGGGAATTTACTCAACGGATGGCGGTTTAGGTGTTGAATACACTAGGGCTACTGGGAAATTTGCATTTGGTGGGTTTACGCTGCCAGATCCATCAACTAGCAAATACGTTAAGTTGCCAAATGGATTGATTATGCAGTTTGGACAAGGTACAGCATCTTCTGCTGGAACTAGCGTTACGTTTGCAACCGCATTCCCAAATTTTTGCGTTTCTGTAGTGACCAATGCAATTGTTAATCCAGCAGTTGCTACGTCAGTAAATACGCTTACGACAACTGGATTCACAGCATTCTGTGGCTCAACCAATCCAATCACATACATTGCATTTGGGTACTAATTATGCGTTATTCGGCATTTACAAATGGATTTTATGCTAAAGGAATTGAGTATGGATCATCACTTCCTCCAGACTGCGTTGACATTACAGATGAAGAACATGCGCTTTTGCTAGAAGGCCAAAAAAACGGAAAAATATTGACAGCGGATCAATATGGCTACCCGATCTTGATTGATCCAATTGCGCCGACACCAATGGAAATTGCTCAAGCACAGCAGTCTATTGTTAGAAAATATTTAAATGATGGCGCAGCAGAAAAGCATTATGACAGCATAACAACTGCATGTAGCTATGTTGCAAGTGCAAATAACGAATTTCAGAACGATGCAATTGCTTGTGTTGCATGGAGAGATGATTGCTGGGAACACTATCTTGTTTATTTAGATGGCGTAAACCTTGGTGCGCCCGTCTGGTCAGATAGCGATCTGATTCGTTATTTGCCTAAGTTGGTTTGGCCAACAAGTGCGCCATAATCCAGAAGATTACATAGGGTTTGCTTTAATTATTTCTATAGCAAGCCTTAGTATTGGCGGAATAATAGCTGCATTGAATCATATTCCTCCAAATGACAACATAATGACTGCAATTACTTCGATGATTTCGACAATGGTTGGTGCATTGATTGGAAGATCAACAAAATGACATTTCAGCTATCTGAAAAGTCTTTGCGCAGACTAGATGGCGTACATCCTGATCTAGTCAAAGTAGTCAAACGCGCTATTGAGATTACGCCAGTAGACTTTGTTGTAATTGAAGGTTTACGGACTAAAGCGCGTCAGGCTTATCTGCTAGATGCTGGCAAATCTAGGACAATGAACAGTTATCATCTTACTGGGCATGCTGTAGATATAGCGCCAATTGTTGATGGTAAAGTGTCATGGGATTGGGAACACTTTTATCCAATGGCTGATGCAATGAAGCAAGCCGCTGAAGAACTTAGTGTAAAATTGAATTGGGGCGGTGATTGGGTTCACTTTAAGGATGGGCCGCATTTTCAAATAGAACGGAGCTAGCTATGAAACCAGCACTAAAATGGATTCTTGACCGCGCACAAGAAAAGACTACATGGCTTGGCATTCTTGGTCTTGCATCAACTGTTGGCTGGTATATTGATCCAGCTATTGTCACGCAGATTGCACAGGTTGGCGCAGCTATCGCAAGTTTGATCCTTGTCGTTACTGGTGAACGAAAGTGAAAGACGATGATGAGTCTTTGCGCATCATTGACACCAGTAACAGTCTCACAAGAGAAGAACTAGCTGAACTTAAAAAGCTGGCTGCTATGAGCAAGTCAGCTAAAGTAATCTTTGGCGTTGTCTTCTCTATCATGTTGTTTGTTGGCTTTGATCATTTACTTGAATGGTTCAAACACTCTAAGACCTGATTCTATTGGCGGAATAACTGGAACTATTGGTGTAGATTGATATGAATCAATCTGGTACTGATTGCCATAGTTGTAGACGGTTGCTCTGTCATTGTTTGGGCTAACAATCTGCGTCTGATTGCCGTACTGATAAGCTGTAGTGCCATCAGTGCATTGCGTGATCGTGCCATAGTTGTAACAGGTGACTGCTACGGCTAGGATTAGGTCTTTCATTGTTTGTTTCCTTTGCATTTGTCGCATTTCCAGCCTTTGAATTTGCGCTTTGGGTTTGAAGTTACGTCAACATAACGCTTGCATGCTTCGCAGTAACGTCTGTTAGAGCTAGGCACTGGTGGAAAGTCAAAATTGACGTATGGCTTTTGCTTTTCATCATTGATGTGATTTGGCGTACCAGGGTCAAATCTAGTACCAAAGCCGCTACGGTTTCTTTTCTGCACTTTGTGCCCTAATGTGTCTTGGATGGTTGTAAATGCGATACGTAATGTTGTCGTATTTGCCAGAGATATAGGCTGTTAAGAACCATTCTAGAGCCTGTACGCGCATTGGCGGGTCACATTCGACCATTTCCACATGGTCATCATGTTTGATGATGATTGCGCCAGACAAGTTTGGCTGCATGTAAGCAGGAATTGACTCATCAGCCAGCCACTCGCATACAAACGCCTTACAGGGATTCTCAGGACGGTTCTTATAGATCGTGCAAGTGTTTGTGAGATACGCACACGGTACGCCTGGATACATTTGATGCGCGTACACGGTTGCTGATAGCCAGCCTTCACAGCAT